ACCACCAAAGTCAGCCTCACCAAAGTCAGCCTCACCAAAGTTACCACCTCCACCTCCACCGAAGTCGTCTCCACCTCCCATGTCACCCTCGTCACCTTCTTCATCAGTATTAACATCTTCACCGATTTCACCGTAAAGTTTATCAACCTTATCAAAGTAACCAGTTTTCTTAATAACGTTAGGTGTGTTTTCAAGTTCAGTTGAAACAGCTCGTTCAACTCTTTGTTGTTCTAAGTCTAATGTAATTTCATCATTAGAGAAGTTAAATATGTTTTTCTTAGCCCACGTATGAGATGTTGGTGCTATACCATCAACCGCTGTAACAAGGTCTTTATATAATAAAACTTTTTCTTTCCATTGTTCTATTTTTAACATTTCACCTTGTGTAGATGGGTTGGTTAACATCAATTGGAAGTTGTTCAACTCTTCCTCAAAACCTAAAATATATAAATGGATAATAGCTATTTTATTCAACTCCTGAATCATAGCTTGTTGTATTCTATTCACCGTTCTAGCAAATCTAATATCCATTAAGGCTAAATTTTTACCCTCACCCTGTGCATCCTCAAAACCTAATATTGGTTTTGGTATCCTAAGGGCTGTAACCATTTTTCTTTGGATATATTGAATATCAGCAATTTGGTCTAAGTTTTGTGCACCAGCCAATGTTTCGATTGGACTTGATGTATTCATATCCCTAACGGGGATAAAGTAATCTTGGTCAACAGCTAATGTGTTATATCTAAGGTCAACCTGTCCTGTCTGATTATCAGCTTTCTGTGTTCTTTTGAATTTATTAGCAACTTTTTGTACATAAGATTCAACATCCTTATCATCAATATTACCAACATACACTTTAAATACTCTTCTTTCAGGTGCTCTCACCACACGATATACTAACATAGCATCTTCCGCTAATAATAATTGTTTCCATATACGTCTTACTTTTTCAAGTACTGATGTCCCATAAGGTAGTTTTCTATCATCACCCAATAAACGAAAATGAGCTATTTCCCAAGCGTTAAATTCCATGGCTTTATCTTTCCATTTAAATTTAACTTCTTTCTTTTTAACCTGACCACCCTCACCAATTTGGGTGTGTGGTGTCATCCCACCAATTTCATCACGTTCCATTTCAACATTTGTTAATTGGGAAGCTCCTAAAACACCTTTGGTTCTATCAATTTTAAGGTAAACAAAGTTATCACCATACTTACATGTGTTTCTTGTCCACATTTGTAAATTCGTATTAACATCTAATATATTTTCAAATAAATCCTCTAATATATTTTTAATCCTTTTCGATTCAGAACGAACGGTAATAACTTTACCTTGTTCATTAAGTGTACAAGATTCCTCCGACATAATATCCAAAGATGCTGAAATTTCAGGTGTAAACTCCATAGCTTCATAATCCATGTAAGACGCAATCCTACTTGTTTCGTAGTATACAGCTTTTTGATACAATTCACTATCCACTCTAGCCCATTGAGCTTGCATATGGTTTTGTTGTTGACCCTCTAATTTCTGTTTTTCGTATTCATCTCTAGATTTAGTGGTTATTAGGTCATCCTTATCAAGTGTGTATTTAGGTGTCCTTGGTCCGTTTCCGGTACCAAACATCGTAAATAATTTCTGATATACTGTTAAATTATCTTTTTTTGCCATTTGTTGTTTTAATGTTTATTTTATTATAAATACCCAGTTATAATAGTAATCACCATATTGTAAATGTGAATAACTAAGGTTTCTTACCTTTATTTTTAAATCCATACATACCACCAAAGACCCAATTATGGGGTGAATCAGCTAATTGTACCCGATTTACTTCGTTGTTAGCCATATAAAAATCTACGTTTCTAGATAATGTATCAACATCTGTTGAATCAGTACTAGTCACCACCCAACTCCCAACCATCGCCTTAGCTTGTCCCTTTGATTTTTCTAAATCTTTAAATGAACTCATAGCAACAAATAAAGCCATACCAATTGACATAAGTAAATCATCGTGGTACCCTTTCATGTGGTCGGGTCTACCATTGATGTATACAAAAGTATCCATCTCCATAAGTGCTCTAGCTGAACGAAGTTTAAATGTATCCATACGAACACCCTTTTCTAATTCCGATATAATAAGATTTCTGTTTTTTTGGAAGTTAAGACCTGGTAATTTACCATTATCCATGTGTTTTTGTAGTGACCTATTGTTCTCTAACGCATCAATACCAACCGTAATATCGTAGTATAGTAATTTTTTAGGGTAACCCAAGTCGATTAGTTTAAGTACTGTTGCTGCACCCCATCCACCTGTAATATCCACAACAATAAAAGCGTTGTATGAATTACCGTAGTGTGCACACATCTCACCAAGTACATCGGGTGCAACCTTACCTTGGTATTCAGCCACTTGATTACCTGTTGTGTAATCAAACACACATATACCAGCAGCATCCGCCGCTGAACCTGATGAAGCATCCGCCGCTAATATGTATTGATGGTCCTTAATTGGGTCTTCCCATATCCACATATTACCATCAAGCCACTCTTTTCTAATTGGGTCTTTAACATTATGTTTTTCCTGTCTCTTGACGTACTTATCATCAATAACGTTATCACCAGAACCTAAAAACGAACAATTATGGGTTAATATATTATTTGCGTAATAAAGGTTTCCATCAGCCACCTCTAATAAATCATATACATAATCATTATGTGTGATAATGGTGTTACTAACCACTTGGTAGTTGCCATCTTTTGTGGTTAGATAATTTTCAGTGGTTAATTCACCAGATTTTAATAAAACCCCATCATTGGTGGGGTATACATGGTTTTCAGTTGATTTAATTACCAACCCGTTCTCTAACTTTATTTCATGAACATATTTAGCATAACTCCGTTTAACACCGATGAAATCTTTATAACCACTGTCAGTTAAAACTTTATATTTAGTATTTTTTTTATTTTCCATGTATAAAATTAATGCATTTATTAACCATTAAATCTTTATTTTTCTTATAATCACCCTCACTAACAACCATAACCTTATAACCTAAATCATCTAATAGTTTATATCGTAAATTATCGGCATCAATCGTTTTATTATGCCAATAATCACCATCAAATTCAATAATCTTATTACCAACCTTAAAGTCGGGTTTAATACAGTGTTTACCAAGTTTAATTTTATCACTATCACGAAGGTTTATAAAAAACTCACCACCATTAGTTGCGTAATAAATGTTTTCTGTCACATTTATTCCATCCACCACATCATTAAATAATTCTTGTGATATTTTAGAAAATGTATCTTTAAATAATTTATCGGTGTTTTTATGTAACGTGACCATTTTTTTATTATAATATTTAAGGTATTTACCCTCCCACTCCGTACCGTATTTATTTTGGAACCATTCTTTACTATTTGTTTTCGTATTACCTAATTTATCACGTCTTTTATCACGGTGTGACATCCAATCATCACCATATTTAAATTTAAAATACTTCTCTGATGGGTATTTAGGTTGACATTGAATACAAAACGGTTGGAAATTATTTACATAATCAACATATACTGATTGTTTTTGTTTATATGTAACACCATTCCCACATTCACATTTAATTTTATCTATATTACCACCATGTTTAACTAAAAAAATTATTCTAGCCATTATGGATTTACTATTCTTATCTTTTAATTTATCTAAAGATTTTGTGTGTTGATAAACACTGTTATATAATAAACCATCACATGACATTAATTTACGATTACCAGACCGACCCATAAAATTAATGTATGTATCGTTATACCCTAATTTATTAATAGTGTCATCCATGTCGTAAACACCCATATCATTAACATGTTCTTTAATAGTCTCCCACCCTTTTTTAACGTAGTCAGTTTGTTGTAATTTTAGTTGAGTAACCTTACCCATGATTGATGCATATGTACGACCTAAATCGTCAGCCACACACTTTAAAGGTTTATGGTTAACATTTTTTATGAGATATTCAGTATCAACATCCGACCATCGTTTATAATTCATTATATAAATCCTCTATTTTTAATTCTTTTATTTCACCAGTGTTGTTATCCATCACTTTAATATAAGTATCACCAACGACACATAAAAGTTCTTGTGCTATTGAACGGGGATTGTGATTAAGGTCAGAACACATACTTTCAAACCAACCAGATGTTGGTGTAAAACCTTTTTCAATCATATCATCCCAAGTACTTTCAGGAACCGTACATTCCTTACCAGTATAATGATTAATATCACCACTACATGGGTCAAATATACTCTCAAGTACTTCACCAGACTTTTCATTAAGTAAATTCCATGTCATCCCATGTGGGAATAAATCATTTTTATTCCTACCATTGTAACGAGGGTCTTCATACCATTTCATATCAACGGTATTGTAGTTATTTTTCCCTAGTTTAGCTAGTTTATATGTTTTATGGTATAATGGGTCATACCCATTTGGTGTTGAAATTAAAATACATCTACCACCTGTTGATAAAGATGGTTGTGCTGCTTCATAGAATTCTTCCCCCCTACTACCCTCAATAAACGCTGCCTCATCCACAATTATGATTGATGGTGTGTAACCCCTCAAAGCATCTTTTGATGATGCCACGGCCTTTACTTCACTACCATTATGCATTCTATAATGTGAATCCGAATTTTTATCAGACGAAAACCAATCCTTAACATTTGGTGGTCTATATATATCCATCCATTCAGGTAGTTGTCTAGTAAAATCCCTAATTTTCTTAAGAAATTCCTTAGCTGTTTCCTGTTTATTTGCTGCAATTAGGATTTTATGTTTAGATTTTGGACTAGCTAATGCGGTTAAGACCGCTGCGTAAGCCGCTGTTGTTGTTGATATCCCAGCTTGACGAGGTTTCATCACAATATTGTGTCTATGGTCAATATAACCATGTACTAGTTCTTTTTGTTTTGGAAACAATGTGAATGGTACCTCACCACCTTGTGTTCTATCTTCAGTGTGTAGGTAACTCTCAATAGCATATATAGGGTCCTTAAGACACCTAGCTATTTCCAAAAGTTTTTGTCCTTTTGTTAAACTCATACCTATAAATATCTAATTGTGTGGAAAAGGTATTTATAGAATGTTTGTTGGGTATGTAAGGTGTAAGTCCCGTTAATCCGTAGACCTTATCCAACTGTTATAAGCTCCTGCCCGCCTTCTGATGGGGTGTGAGTCCAGTTATTCCGTATACCTCATCCAACTAGGTCAGATAAAAATTCAATGTTTGAGATGGTGTGAGTCCAGTTATTCCGTATACCTCATCCAACCACCTGGTTATAACTTCCTGAATTTCATTATAGTTAAACCCAAAACGAGACCCCAAAAGTGACCATATTTCACCATAATTAATATAACAACTCCCATTTTTTTTATCCTGATAATAAAAAAACAATTTTTTATCATTATCATCAACATAATATGTTTTATTACCATCAACAACTGGTTTTAAATCCCCAAAATTATCGATTAACCACGATAGTGGGGTTTCAAATCCCGATTGGTCAATCCAATCAAAGTTATCAATTTCCTCCTTTATTATTTTTCTAATGTTCATGTTTATAAATATCTATATTTTTTTAGTCCCGTTATTCCATAGACCTCATCCAACTTCACTTATTAAAGATAAGGTTGCAAAGTCGGTGTGAGTCCCGTTATCCCATACAACTCATCCAACCACCTGGTTATAACCTCCTGAATTTTCTTATAGTTAAACCCAAAACGAGACCCCAAAACTGACCATATTTCATAATCATTAATATAACAATTCCCATTTTTTTTACCCTGATAATAATAAAACAATTTTTTATCATTATCATCAACATAATATGTTTTATTACCATCAACAACTGGTTTTAAATCCCCAAAATTATCGATTAACCACGATAGTGGAGTTTCACCCTCATCAAACCAATCAAAGTTATCAATCTCCTCTTTTATTATTTTTTTGATGTTCATAATTATAAATATCTATATAAACAGGAAAACCCACCCGGTAGCGACACTGGGTGGGTTTAATAGTCCGTAGACTATAACGGTCCTAATCCGTATATTTTAATTCAAATATTTACCAATTTCTTTAGCTAAACCGTAGTCTCCATTATCCAAAGCATCATCCATAGCTTTTCGTAAATCAATGATATCCATTTCTGAATAATCTAATTCATCGTTATTACCACCTAATAGATTATCTAATTCATCATCAGGTACATTCTCATCACCGTCAGCAACATCACCTTCTTCATCGCCACTTGGTTCATCGTATGTACCCATAGCGTCCTCATATTCCTCGTTACGAAGTTCTTCTGACGCTTCTTCAGCGATACTCTGTATAACCTCAACCATCTCAGGGTCATTTTTCATTAGACCTTTCATAATCCCAACAAATTCGTTAGCTGGTTTTGTTATTAATTTATTTAAGAATACCGCTTTATGATTTGGGTTTTCTATATTAACAAAACGACTAACTTTTTCCCAAATACCAGTACCTAACCTAATGTCATCAGCTTCAGCCTCTAAGGTATCAGTCTTGTCTTCAACATAATCTCTCACACCTTTATCTTCGTGTATACCATGTAATGACATTAATTCCATAACACCTTTAGTAAGTTCATGTAATACAAATGAGAATGTCATACCTTGTGCTATAATTTTAGGTTTACCACTTTCTTGTATTACAACCCTAACATTACCAGCGTGTTCACCATTACTACCTTGGTCGTTGATTGTGTTTCTATCCATAGCCCAATACATAAAGTCATTTGCTGCCATCACTTTGGAATAATCTTGTGTAGCTCGAGGATTGATTTGGTTTAATTTTTCACTAGCCATGTGATAAAGGTTTTGACCTTTTCTAGCTGCACCATGTGTTAGACCATTAATAAGTCGTCTTTTTGTAACTTCATCTTTTAACTCATCTTCAGTGTAACCCTCAGGTACTGGTTTATTACCTTTAGATAATTGAATATTACCTTTAGTGATTGGTCTCCCACCTAATTGGGGGTGTCCCGTGATTTGTGCGTCAATATCAACAGCCTCCTCAGTTAGTGCTGGATATTCACCCCTAATAAGTTGTATAGCTTCATCTTGTAACTCCTGTTCCTTACCTTGTTCAAACATTAATATGTTCTGTAAGGATTGTGCCATCGCCATTGATGCTGTTTGGAAGTTAGCTCGTCCGAATTTTTCTTCGGCCGCTGATTTAATGTCTTGGTATAACTGTTTACCCATGTCTTTAACGGAATCGGTATCTAAATGTCTAGAATAGTCGTTATCACCACTATCATATTCACCTTCATACTTATTATCCTCATTGACAATTTGTCTAGATATTTCTTGAATAAGTTCATTCTTAGACATGATTGGATTTTGATTTTCTCCCATCATATCCATAATCTCTTCTTCCTTAACAGAAATAGTACCATCATCGTTGTAACTAATATCCTCTTCTTTAGCTTTTTTAACGGCTTTAGAAACTTCATCAGTTTCATCCTCAGGTGAATACGTAGTCACAGTTCTTTTTTCAGCTTCAACAATGTTATTAGATATAATGTTCCAATATAATTCCGTTAGTTCACCTTCGGTAAGGTCACCAATATTTTTTCCTTGTGACCTTAAAAAGTTTTTTGCTTTCCTTTTAATATCACCTTCTAATAATTTCTTAGCCATTTTATTTTGTTTTATTTTGTTTTATTTTGAATGTATTTTAAATCTATTCCCAAAGTTAACAATTTTGCCTCAACTTCGGTCATAAAATCACCAAATTTAAAAACTAATCTATCACTTTCTTCATCAATCTCCTCATCTTCAGATAGTTTACCCCATCCTAAAGCTATAATACCTTCTACTGCGTTATAAATTTGAAAAACCCCAGACTCTTGGACCAAATGTAAATCGATTTTTTCAGTTTGTAGAAACCCAACCATTTTTATAAATGGCATTGGGGGTGTTAGATATGACATATCAGTTACGACACTAGATTCATACCATTCCTCATCCCAATCATGGTCGGTCCTATCTGAAAAAAGGAACTCAAACATGTGTTCCCCTTTAAAGTTAGTTCCAATTTTGTTTATATATATTAGTTTTAAATCCATTAACTAAAGTCTACATCTGAATCGTCTATATAATTAATACCACCATCTCTTCTAGCCTTTGGGTTTGGTTCATCACCCGGTCTAATATAAGGTGGTGGTGTAAATGGGTTTTTAGATGGTCTCACTGGTCTATCCGTACCAGGTTTAGTTGGTGTAGTAGTTGGAGCTTCACTAGGGTTTCTAGATGGGGATGGTTGTGACATATAATCTACCCTATCCCTACGTCTAGCCTTTGGTCTTGGTTCCTCACCCGGTCTAATACGACTTGGTGGTGTAAATGGGTTTTTAGACGGCCTAGATGGTCTATCCGTATCCGGTCTACCAATACCTGGTCTAACACTTGGTCTTGTTGGAGCTTCTTTTGGATTGTTCATACCATAAATATCGGTAGAATTATTTGATTTGTCAAATAATTTATCAATATCATCATCAGATAATTCATCACCCATGTAAGAAACACTTTCACTTGTACCCCAACCCATTCCACCTTTTGTGTCATCATCCATAAAATTACTCATACCTTCTTCCATCTCACTTTCATCATCAAACGTATCGTAAGGTAATTTGTGACCACGTTTTAATTCATCAAAAGATGGTTTATTATAATATGATGATATGTCTTTATCAGCTTGTCTTTCAGCTTCATACTCATCATCCATATAAGAAGTGGATTCAAAACCTAAATAACCACCAGGTCCTTCATCATCATCATCCATGTAATCAATTTCATTAGTTTGTGAGTGTATATTACCTAAATAACCACCAGGTCCTTCATCTTCTTCCTCATCATCTAACAATAATTCCTCACCATATTCACCAGTGTGGTAATCATCATCCATAAAGTCTATATCAGCCCCATCAGTTTTTTTGTTAGACCCACCACCATTTTCAAGTGTGTTTACAATGTCATCGATATCAGCACCATCCATGTTATTAAGGTTAAGTGCTGAAATAACACTCTTAGCAACCCATTTCTGCATATCAGACGATATATCTTCCGTGTCTCTTAATTGTTGACCTAATTTACCAGTTGTTCTTTGTATGTCTTTAATGTTATCACCACCTTCTTCAGAGGTATCAAATTCCATATCAGTGTCTCCACCTTCCTCATCACCAAAGTCAAAATCTTCATCACCTTCAGTGTCTCCACCTTCCTCATCACCAAAGTCAAAATCTTCATCACCTTCAGTGTCTCCACCTTCCTCATCACCAAAGTCAAAATCAGTGTCTCCACCTTCTTCACCCTCCGATTCATCACCAAAGTCAAAATCACCACCTTCCTCATCACCAAAATCCATTTCAGGTTCAGGTTCAGGTTTTGGTTTAGTTTTTGGTTTAGGTTGTTTTAGTATGAATTTTTTTTCTTGTAAAGAACTAAGTTTAACGTATTCACCATTTTCATTAAGTTTATAATCGAAGTTAACCATATCAACCTCTTCGTTAAGGTTTTGTACTCTATTGATATCGTTAAAAATTAAGTTTAACTTAGTGACAGCGTCATCATAACCTCTATAAGAATTCTTAGTCCTATTTTTAAGCCCATTAAGGTAATCAAAATCACCCTCAACTAAAACATCTTTAGTTTCAGTACTTTTTATATAGTATGTTCTATTTTCTCTAAAGATAGCGTAAGTATTACCATCAGCAACAGATTTAATAAATTCTATTGATGATGATTTTGAACCTTCGTTTATTGACTTCTTTTTAATGTCAGCCAATCTTAACATTTTTTCTAATTGTTTATTATTCATGTCTTAATCTATTTTTATCCTTTTATTGGGTATGTCCCGTCATCACTTTTATAGAACTCAGGTTTTCTTTTCCCTAATAAGTACATTGTACCTGAATTACCCCCATTTGAATTAACACCAACGGGTAATTTTATATCAGCAACCGTAGTTATTGATTCACCATTTAGTGTCACCGTCTGACCACCAGGTATATATACTTCCGAATATTGGTAATCCGTAAAGTTAGCGTTTGCTAATAAATGTATTGTCATAGTTAGTTTTTTATTATAAATATCTAATATTTTCCATAGTTAAGGATTTATCATAAGCTAATGTCTTAATATCTGATAATCTTTCTAAAGTACCGTTCCTTCTAAGTGATTTAAAGGCCATGTTTTCAACGGAAAACTCACCAACGGAATCAAGACCAGTTTGTCTCATTTTTTTAATTCTATCTTGTATTTTTTGGGCTTTTACTATGATTGTTTCGTAATTACGTTCATCATGTATGTCATTATAAAGGTCTTCAACTCTATCCATAATAACAGTAGCTTTATGTGTTACAGATTTTTTATTTATTTTAACATCTTGTTGTTTTGGTTTTAATGTCCACTCATCATTAAGTATTGAGTAGACACCTGTTGATGTGTGTTTCTCATCTATGTCTTGAACATAAATCTCAACATCAAAACCATATATTTTAATATCGTGTGTATCATTCCAACTACCACTTTTAGACTTTAAGAAATCTAAAACCAAATCTTCATCAACCGGTATATCATCATAGTTAGTTAGAATATGTAAATCAACATCTGAATACTTAGACCAATTGTAATTAGCTAAACTACCAGTCATAGACACATCTTCAATATCGACTTCTGAGCCTAAACCTAAACCCTCAAAATAGTCATCAGCTATTTTCAATAATGTTTTTCTTATCTCAGGTTTTAACTTTTCACCATCCCAAATTTTAGGGTTTAAGGTGTCTTTCATTTTGAACCCAGATAAATCTATAGTTTTATTCATCTTTTCCATATATCTTATAAATATTCTATATATTTATTAAATATGAAAAAGAAAGTGTTAATTAATGAAGAACAGTTAAAAAAAATTATGGAGTACAAGGCTAATGAGTATAAGGTAATTGATGTTGCTAAACAATTAAAGAACATTAAGTGTGATGGTTCGGGTGTTAAACCACTTGTAATGGAAAGATTAAGAAGTGTTGGTTATACGGATATTAAGATTAATTTTATCGGTTATGAAGATGAGACCAACAAACTTATGTATTCAATATACACTGATGGTCCCATGTTCATAATTAAAGCCGAAAGTATGCACCAAGATAAACCATGTATGCAGATTACCTTTGTACAGACTTATGAAAAATTACAATCTAAAAATTAATTCGATAAAGGTGCTTTTATACTTGGGTGTGATTCGTACCCGGTAAATTTAAATTGGTCAATACTATAGTCCGATATATTAGAACCAATAGGTTCACCATGTATCTCTAATCTAGGTAAGTCAAATGAACTCCTACTCAACTGTTCTTTAGCTTGTTCTATATGATTAGAATATAAATGTACATTGGTTAAATCTCCTATTAAAAAACTAGGAACCATATTAACCTCCTTAGCTAACATTTCTAATAACAAACCATAAGATGCTATATTAAATGGTAAACCTAAAAATGTATCAACACTTCTTTGATGCCATTTAAGACTAAGTTTTCTTTTTGGGATATTGTTTTCATCCATCCATAATTTACGAGCAGTGGGTTTAAGTGAATCCATACCAGTATGTTGAATTAATGCAATCCTTTCCTCGTCACTTAATTCTTCAGTATAACACTCAAATGCCCAGTGACATGGAGGTAAAGTCATTTGCTCTAATTCACCAACATTCCAAGCTGAAACCATTAGTCGTCTTGAATCTGGGTTTGATTTGAGTTCTGAAATTAGGTTGGATATTTGGTCTATGTATATTTCTTTATTAGTTTCTTCTTGTGAAATTAAGCCACAATCAAGAGCACCATTCTGAACTCCTCTATAACCGTACCTCTCCCAACTCCTCCATTGCTTACCATATATGGGACCTAAATCACCCCAATTCTTAGCAAATTTATTATCAGTTTTAATTCTATCAGTAAATTCATTAATTGTCATCAACCTAATTGAATTTTCATTAGGGTCATCAATATGAACATCATAATCTGGTTCTTCATAAGCACCAGCTATTTTACGATATATTTTATAGGAATCACCATTCCAAATATTACAACCATTATCCACGAGATATTTTATATTTGTATCTCCTTTAAGAAACCATAATAATTCAGTTATTATTCCTTTGGTAAACATTTTTTTAGTTGTTAATAAAGGAAACCCAGTTGACATATCATGACTTATTTGATGTGAGAACAATGAAATAGTACCAGTACCAGTTCTATCTTCCTTTTTAACACCAAAATCTATTATGTCACTAAGTATATTTTGGTAATCTTTATCTAATTTATTCATATTTTTTTTAATTCGTTTATAAAGTTATTAGCCTCACAAAGAGTTTTAAACTCAAATACACCTTTAGCATACCTAAAAATATATAAAAATTTTTTAACCTCAACAACACAATAGTAACCCTCATCAACTATTATCGCGTATTGTATTTTTTTCTTTTTCATATTAATCATATGGTAATACCCTTATTCTACGTTTTCATCATTAATTCCTTCTTTTTCCTCTTTGATATCTTTCTTAAACATATTGTTTATTCTTTCAAGCATCAAGCTAGTATCAACTTTACCTAAATTATCTGTTTTATGAATTTTAATGTATTTGTTAAAAACCTTACCTTGTGATTCATCAGCTTCAAACCTTAGGTAATCTTTATATGATACATTATGGTAAGCATATTTACCACCATAATTAAATGTGATAATTAAATTCTGTGTTTTTTCATTATACTCCGACATTAAAATATTTGTCGACTTATATAAACACTCCATTGTTCCGTCCTCTTGAAACACTTTATCAACTAACATTAGTCTTTACCGATATAACTGATTATCGTATTAAGATGGTATATTTTACCAACTACCGATTTTTTATTAGTTTCTACACCCACTACACAGTAATCACCTGTTATCGTTATACTAGCATTAGAAAAGACAACTTTATGTGTACCCCCAAATTCATCATCACTATTTGGGTTATCCTTAAATAGGATTGTTAATTCTTTATATTCCATATTTCTTTAATTTAACTTAAATATAGATTTTTTTAAAATAAAACTAAATATTGTTTGTTATTTAGTTAATTCTTTATATATTTGTAGGAGTTACTTATTACTAAGATTATCACAAAAAAATAAATAAAAATAAATTTAAAACTTGATGTGATGTAATATTTTATGTATATTTGTACCAATGAGTAAAAGAATGATACCAAAAGTTAGGACGATATTTAAACAAGCGTTTAAAGAGTCTAATAGATTAGGTGATGTGAAGATAAGACCTGAACACATATTATTAGCAATGTTAAATGATAATAATGATGTGGTGGATGTTTTAACTGAAATGGGTACGGATGTTGAGGATATACAAGCTGTGTTAGAAGGTTATATTTTAACTAAACCAAGTAGTCCCCCTATTAAATCTAAAATATTACCTTTTAGTGAATCATCAAAAAATGTTATATCATCAGCTGAACTTGAATCTGATAAGTTAAATGATAGATTTATTGGTGTTGAACACATATTTCTAGCTATATTAAAAAACGAATCTTTGGATGGGACTAGATTTTTAGGAAATAAAGGTATAACTTATAAAACATTCAAACAAACATTAATAGAAACCAAAGAACAAATAAATATGAGTATGACAGATGGATATGATGAAGTAGATGACAACAATTTCGGAAAGAAAACAAAAGGTAAGTCAGCAAAGTCAACAACACCAATTTTAGATAATTTCGGTAAAGATGTTACTAAATTAGCTGAAAATGGTTCAATAGACCCAATAATTGGTAGAGATGAGGAGATTGAGAAGGTGTCTCAAATTCTTTCTAGAAGAAAGAAAAATAACCCTATCTTAATTGGTGAACCTGGTGTTGGGAAAACAGCTATTGTTGAAGGTTTAGCACTTAAAATTGTAACTAGAAAATGTCCTAGAATTTTATTCGGTATGAGAATTGTATCGTTAGATTTAGGTTCATTAGTTGCTGGTACTAAATACCGAGGACAATTTGAGGAAAGATTAAAGGGTATAATGGAAGAACTTGAAAAAGTTGATGATGTTATATTGTTTATTGACGAAATTCACACGATGGTTGGTGCTGGAAACGCTTCAGGTTCAATGGACGCGTCGAATATGTTAAAGCCAGCTTTAGCTAGTGGTCAAATTCAGTGTATTGGAGCGACAACTCTTGATGAGTTCCGTGAACACATCGAAAAGGATAAGGCATTAACAAGACGTTTCCAAAATGTTATGATTAACCCACCTTCAACCGCGGATACTTTAGTTATCCTTAACAACATCAAGGATAAGTATGAGGACCACCACAAAGTTACTTACACTGATGAAGCTATTGAGGCTTGTGTAAGGTTATCTGATAGGTATGTTACTGACAGAGAACAACCTGATAAGTCGATTGACATTTTGGATGAGGTTGGTGCTAGAGCACAAGTCCACGCTAAACCACCAAAAGTGATTTTGGATTTAGAAGAAGAAATTGTTGAAATTGGTTATAAAAAAGTTGCTGTTGTTAAATCACAGAAATATGAGGAAGCAGCAAGACTTCGTGATGAAGAAAGACAACTTCAAGAAAAATTAGAAGTTGAGACAGAAAAATGGAATTCAGATACCAATAAAAGTCGAAAAATTATTACCGAAGATGATGTCGCTAAGGTAGTTTCTATGTCTACTGGTATTCCAGTGACTAAGGTTGGTAAAGATGAAATCCAAAAGTTAATCAACATGGAAAAAGAGTTGAAAACTAAGGTACTTGGTCAGGATGATGCTATCACTCAAATTTCTAAAGCGATTAAAAGGAGTAGAATTGGTATCAATAAGGCTGACAAACCAATGGGAACATTTATGTTCTTAGGTCCAACGGGTGTGGGTAAAACACATTTGACTAAGATGTTAGCTGAGAACGTATTTGGGACGACTGATTCGTTAATTAGAATTGATATGTCTGAATACATGGAGAAACACGCTGTATCTAAGTTAGTTGGAGCACCTCCGGGATACATTGGTTATGAGGAAGGTGGACAATTAACTGAAAAAGTTAGAAGAAAACCATATTCAGTGATTTTATTGGATGAGATTGAAAAAGCACACCCTGATGTGTTTAACATCTTACTTCAATTGTTAGATGAGGGTCACTTAACTGACTCGTTGGGTAGAAAGGTGAACTTTAAGAACACCATGATTATCATGACATCAAACATTGGAGCTAGAAAGTTACAAGACTTTGGGACTGGTGTTGGTTTTGGGACTAAGGCGAAGATTGAGACTCAGGATATATTAACTAATGATATTATCCAAGAATCATTAAAAAAATCATTCGCACCTGAATTCTTAAATCGATTAGATGAGATTATTGTTTTTAATTCCCTTACAAAAGAGGATATTAAGAAAATGGTTGAGTTACCACTTAAAGATTTAACTAATAGAATAGCTGATTTAGGTTATTCGGTTAAAATCACACCGAGGTTGAAAGAACACATCGCTGAAGTTGGTTACGACGAAAAATATGGAGCTAGACCACTTAACAGAGCTATCCAAAAATTCATCGAAGACCCAATCGCTGAAAGGTTACTTGAAGGTGACGTTGAAGAAGGTGACATAATCAAGGTTGGTTATAAAAAAGACGATGTAACAGTCGAAATTATTAAACCCGAAACTATAGAGAAGTAAAAACAAAACCCCTACCAATTTATGGTAGGGGTTTTTTATTTTTAATCTTCACTAGCTAAATCAACATCTTTATCAACATCAATTCGTCTTTTAAGTTCATTATAGAATTCACGAGCTATTTTTTTCATAAATGGAACCCCATTTTTACCAAAATACATAAAACCCGATATGTTTGTTATACACTTATGACCACCTGACTGTGATTGAATCATATCCCAACCATTAAGTGATAGTAATTTAAGTGCTTTCACTTCTTTATCACTTAATGAGCTATATGGTTTACTCATAATCTTTTTAATTGCTGCCTGCCATCGTTCTACGGTGTATTCAGATGAAGAACCCTTAGGTGTCTCACCCAAACCTTTAATACCACCATCAGTATCGTTAAATAACGCAACCATATCACTATAAGTAAAACCAACACTATCTTCTGTGAATGATTTATGTTTTTCCGAGAAATATTTGATTGTATCGAAGGTTAATGTGACATTTTGTAACTCTTCTTTGAATTTTATTAAGACTTCTTGAGCAATATCACCAAGGTTAACACCTTTTAGTGACCTATTTGTTTGAAATGGGTTACAACTTGATTGCATAAGACCCATTGGCCATACTAAAACAATAAAATTAGCGTCAGGGTTGTTTTTAAATGGTGTGTATCTATCATACGAACCAGGTTTGAACATTGAACCTCCACCGTATTGTGTGATAATCCCATAATCTTTGTCATATTTAACACTATCACTACTTTTTTGTGCTTGTGTGTAGTCTGTTTGGTGTTTTGTCATTTCCTCAGGTGTGGCGTAACCACTTTCCTTAGCCATTTTAAGAATATTAACATAAATATTTACTAACGATGGGGTTGATTCCAAAACTAACCTTTCTAAGAACTTAGGTTTGTTTTTATAAGCTAAAAGTAATTTATTTGTTACTAATGACATTATTTTTTTCCTTCCACTGACCTGAAATTCATTATTTAATTTAGGTTTTTTTCCTAAATTGGTCTTAACCCATAAAATGAATTTTTTTATCACAGATGAACCATTAACTACTTCATTTGTTTTATTACTAAACACAAAACTCATAACATCATCAACAGTCACACCCATACTAACGAAATCAGCTGAATCAACCGTTGATATCATTTTAATATCGTCCGATGGGAATATGTCAGAGGGTGATAAAATTTGTGAAACCGTTTCAACATTTGACCTTGATTGTTTAAATGATGTTGATGTATTCTTTTCAACCCCCACTTGTGAATCGTGGTGGTCTGTGTGTATTACAAACATTGGTTTTCCGTGTGCGAAATCCACTAAAACAGGCATCACCTCACCACTAGCGTCTGGTTTTTTAACTGAAAATTCGGTATCACCATATTGAATAGTTTCAGCATCAACCACTTTAATACCGTTATTCTCTAAATAATACTTCATACCTAAAGCTGTTGTTACACCATCTAAATCTTGGTGAAAATAAATCTTAGCTTTTTTATATCTTTTGGATAACTCCCGTATGTTTCGTATACCAGACTCTATTAATAAATTTTTTGGTAGAATGTATGTCATCTTTTATTTTATTAATAAATATCCACACATTTACCCTTTATTCACCTCGATTAATTTATCCAAATACTCACGACACTTATATAGGTCCTGTATTCCGTTTTTATGTCTCCATCTTGTAACGTACTTTACCACGTTACCCTCTAAAAAATCTAATTTATGTGACGATGTGTAATCCCACACCTCAATCCCAACATTATAATGTTTCGGGTGTTCTACTTGTTCTTTTTGTTTATCCTCCATAATTATCAATATAAATTTGGTTAAACGATTAATAAACCCTATATTTGGTAAAAATTAATTAATATGGGTGATTTTGATTGGGTTGATGATATAGCATGTTTTGAATTAAAATATGATACCGAATACTGTATTGATACCACTATTATTGGGTTTTACGAACCTTCAGTTAGGGATAAAATAAATAATTTAGTTGGTGAGGGTTGGTTGACATATGGGACTAATTATAATTCATATGTTAATTGGTTTAGTAATGAAAATATTAGGAGACTGGGTAATAAGGTTTATTTAACCTTTGTGTTAACTACAAATGTACCACATATTAATACTGGCTGGGATGTGAAACCTAATCGAATTAAAACGGGTATTGAAATAAGTATGGATGAGTTTTTAAACAGTGTAGTATTATGAATATATTTTATTTAGATAGGGAAACAAAAAAATGTGCTGAATATCATTGTAACAAACATGTTGTTAAGATGATATTGGAAACGGCTCAACTGTTATGTGCAACACAATGGTTATTTGGTACAGAGGCACCATATCGATTAACACATAAAAACCATCCATCCACAATATGGACAAGACAATCGATAAATAACTATCGTTGGTTATGTGACTTAGGGTTAGAGTTGTCCTATGAATACACTCATCGATATGGTAAGGTACACAAGTCACAGGTAATTATTGAATGGTGTCGTGACAATGAACCTCAGTTACCTAAAATTCCGTTCACAGACCCACCACAGGCAATGCCTGATGATTGTAAGTTAGATGATACGGTTGAGGCTTATCGTAACTACTACATTAAAGAAAAAAGTAGTTTCTGTGTATGGAATAAACGGGATACACCTAATTGGTTTATTCTTGATAATCAAATGTCTGTAAACACAATGTAATCTTCACCATCAAAATATTCCGTACAATAACTATCACTAAATTGGTTTAGTGGTCTAAAATCACCTTGGGAAGCGATGTCTTCGGCAGCTTCCCGATAATTAAACCTCAAACCCAAACTAGTAATTACTTCGTCAACACTACCATATGTACCATTTTCAATAAAATAGTTAATAGGACTTTGTGTCATTTCTTTTTGGATTTCATAATAATAATCCTCAGTTGCTTTAAGTTTAGATGATTCAATTAATTCATATTTAAGTTTTTCTATGTCTTCTTTTTTACTTTCCAACTCCTCCATTTCAGAAGTTAATTGATTTACAACCTCCACCATCTCTTCTGAATCAGCTATCATTATTCTAACAGATAATTCCTCAATACCACTATCTATTTCATCAATTTCTTCTTCAAGGGTTTCATATTCCGTATTATTATCAGTTATAAGTAAGACATCATCATCACTTAAGTGACCAATATGATAATCAGACTCATCTGAAGCTATCATATTTATCATTGGTTCATCGATTATCACATATTGTTCGGGGTCTAAACCATAAGATTCTAAACTAAAAATATCATCACTTAAATAATCATAAGTCATATCAGTTAATGATTTAGTAGCCTCATCCCTTGTACCAATAAAAATACTTTCATCATTGTCATTAACGTACTCCCTCATTGACCAATAGGTCTCATATTCATCAGGGTCAAGACCATCCAATATTTCGTAATTTTCTTTATTACATTTCATTATCGCCAACATATACGGATTGTTCGGTGTTGTTTCCATATATTCAGTTGCCCAATCGAAATCAGACGTTTCTTCCTTAATTACATTTTCACTGATTGGTGGTTCAGTAATAAATTTTAAATTTCGTTCTGTATTATATTTTTCACTTCTGTTTGGTCTATTTTCCGTAGATAAACTCGTAAACATAGGTGGGTTAGTTTCTGTATTAAAGTAATAAGCGTTTAATTCATTCACATTTATTTGATATCTAATTGATAGTCTATGGTCCTTAGTTCTTTGACCCCTATTTGACCAATATAGGTTAATATTTTCAATAGGAACAAATTTATTACCATCAAACATAATCCCACTTAATTTATCTTTAATGGCTTCAATCATATTAGAACCAAAACCCTCTTTAATTCTAATATATAACCCATCAATAATTTTATTATATAGAAAATAACCATAATCACTTTTTAACATCTCATTAGTAGTGTTTTTATATATCGCGAAAAATTCAGATATATAACTATCTGACCACGTATCTAATTTTTTAATTTCAATGTAATCACCTCTTTTAACAACAACATCACCATTTTCATCTGTTAAATCCTTGGTACACATAACATCAGCTTTAATAAACTCATGTAAAGACCCTTTAAGGTTTCTTTCTATTGAGTCGTACATGTGTTTAATTAGGTTTCTGATTTCTAAATCAGTATTAAAGGTTTTAACCTTATGACCCATTATTATTTGACCCAAACGTACCTGAAATGATATCTCATCATCATATTTTAGTCTTAAACTTTTTTTAGCTGACACTAAATAATCTGACACAAAACTATTTTCATACATTGTATATGTTTGGTACTTAATATCCCTAATCTGTTCTAAAAACCCATCAACATTGTTCACACCATCAAGATTTACATCACCACTATTAATACCCTTAACTAATATATCGATATTAACAACATCTAGATTATTAGATATTACTTCAAAAGTACTAATAGTGGTTGTTGATTGTTCACTCATTACAGCATCAACTAATTTACTGAATTTACGTCTATTATCAACTTTATTCGGGTGAAGGTGTTGGTAAATCTTATTGAGTGATGTCATTAATTTTGTTTGTAAACCACTATCACCCTCGATATCCTTATATAGGTTATCTAAACTACAAAACGTGTGTGTTTCATCTCTATCCGTGTGTTTACGACACTTACTACTAATATCCTTAGGTGTTAAGAATTTATCATTCGTACCCTCTTTCATTAAAAACCCACGTCTTTTAAGAAAATTTATGTGTTTATTCACTTCCATACATAATAAATATCAATCACATGTAGAAACCGATGTGTCGGTTATTTTTAATTTTATTGGTGTGTAGTTATGTGTCTCATATGTGAAACCTAACCATAATAAATTTTTGGGTGTCTTGGGTATTGGTTTTATTGTACAACCACTATCGTATGACCACTTTAATGGTGATACCTTATTTGGGTGTTTTTTATGAAACCAATTGACAAAACCTTTTTCTGTCATAATACTTAAAACATCATCGTATAACTCATCTAACATATTTTTAAATTGTTTACATAAGATTAATTAATTCTAAAGTTACATTAAACCTTATATATTAAAATTAAGTTTATCGTCAGCTTCAAAATCATCAAACTCTTGTTTAGTGATTTTATGTACGGTAAAACCAGCGTCATGAAATTCATCTAAAAAATTTACCATCTCATTGGAATCAACATTTAACATTATTTTCATAGCTGTTTCACCATTAGGTGAATGTATATCAAGGTATTTAACTTTAGCTTCCTTAACTGATTGCGTAATTAATGACACTTTTGTATTTTTTTGTTCACTCATATCTTAGTTTTTTTTAAGTTACACATAATATTATTATACCCCCACTAATAAATATCTAAAAAAAACACATAAATATTTAATATATGTTTGTTTTATTAGTTAATTATCACTATATTTGATATATGAGACAAGTAGACACATACAACCGAGAAGAATTAGATAATTTTACTAACTTTATTACATTAGTGAAAAAAGCTAGAAAGTTTGCTACTGAAGCACATAAAGGTGTATACCGTAGAGGTGTTGATAAAAATGGGGTTAAAATTGATTACATAACACACCCAATAGCTGTAGCTAAAATACTACACCAACATAAAAGTTCACATAAAATAGGTCCATTGGTTGTTGCTTGTCTATTACATGACACCGTTGAAGATGTTGAATGGGTCACAATTGAGGTGATTAAATTGAATTTTGGGTCATTAGTTGCTTCTTTGGTTGAAGAGTTAACATCAGACCCAAAAGGTATTGAGGCTTACGGAAAACAAGATTACCTATTAATGAAAATGACTACAATGAGTAGTTGGGGTCTAGGTATTAAATTAGCTGATAGACTTCACAATTTGTCGGACGTTCAAACTAAACTTGAAAGTGGTAAACAATCTGACATTAATTGGTGTCTTAAATATTGTAATCAAACCGATTATATTATTGAGGAACTTGAAAGTGGTAGAACCTTATCCAAAACACATAAAAGTCTAATTAAGAAAATAAAAAAAGCAATTAAACCAGTGTTAGATTTAAGATGAAAATAATATTTTTAGATATCGATGGTGTTATTTCCACATCCCCTTGTTGGGGTGTCTATATGTTCGACGCAAAGTGTGTTGTACTATTTACTCATAATGGTGTCATTAAAGGACCAATGGGGTTTACACCATCAATGAAATCCTACAATGATACAAATTTAGAGGGTGGTCGGGTTGACGAAATTAAATCATGGTTACACACACACGCTTGGAAAGATGATATTAAGTGGGTTGCTATTGATGACCTTAATATGAGTATTGAATATACTGAAAAAATGGAAAATATCGGTGGTGGTTTAAAAAATTTCGTACATTGCCCTAGACACACTGAGGGTATTAAACAATGTGGGGTTAAAGATAAAATACTAAAATTATTAATATGATGAGTGAAAAAAGGTTTCAAGATTGTGGTTGTTTGGTAAAATTATATAGATATAGGTTTTACTTATTAATTCCTTTTAAATATATTTGGTACATGAATATTAAACCATTCAATGTTGGTGTTGATGAGGAAGTTGATGGTATGTGTTTACAAACTGATGAATATGAAGTTTTAAGGGGTAAAGAGTTATGGAGTACATTAACAGCTATATCACAAACTTCTATGAAATGGTATTACACAACTGATGAGGTTTTTAATAGAATTAAAAATGAAAGGTAGGCCGTTAGTTAAAATATCCAGTAGTGACAACGATTTTACTTGGTATGAAAGAACGATAAGTAATCAATATAAAATTATTGAACTACATAAAAAAATTAATAAGATTGATAATGTAACCATTAAAACACTAGAACACTGTGTTAAGGTTCTAGAAAAAATTAATGATAATAACAATAATAAGGTTTTTGTGTTTAGACCATTGAACCTATTTAAAAGAAAAAAAAATGTGGGAAATTAATATAGTTAACAAACACTACGATAAGAATAATGGTACCTTGGTTGGTTTTACAGTTAGGGTTGATAATGGGGATACACAATACATGAGTATTGGTGATTACGATAAATTTTTAAAAAATAGAGAAAAAAATGGAATTAAAAGAAAAAACAAAGATTAGAACACTAATCGATAAAATTAAAAAAGACTTTAGGGATGATTATTTTAAATTAACATTCTTTTATTTGGCTGTATACACAATATATGGTATGATTAGTGTCTGTGTAATTAATTACTTCATTAATGGGTCTTTTGAGTTTGGTGATGGTGGTGAGATAGTTACCATATCAATAACCATTACGACCACAATGGCAACCATGGCTGGTAAGTTAAAGGATGATATTGTATCTAACTATTGGAAATTAAGTAAAAGACGAAACCATAAAAACAAATCATGAGTTATGAATTAGTGTGGGGTCATAAAGGTTTCTTCGGAATTGATGAAACAAAAATAAAAGGTTCAAGTAATTTGGACCTTTTAGAGGATGCACAGAGACTTATCGGTGACATGGGTGATGATGACTTGATGAAATACTTAGAAGTTGATGATACCATCTTAAACGGTGGAATCTATTTTAGGATTAAAACTATTTAACCTTCCCCAACTTTTTAAGATTTTTAGTTATTCTCAATCGTAAAGCTGATTTACCATTAATTAATAAATCACCTTTTTCACTCCACTCAATATCTTTAACTATTGTTTTTTTATTCTTAAATTTACCCATATAGATTGTGTCACCAATATCGATAGGTAGTTTTATCGATTCAATAACAATAACATCATTTAAAGATGTCTTATGTGGTATTTGTCTATCATGATATACTATCTTTCGGTCATTATCGTTAAGACCAAGGAATACGTATTCATCTAACCCAGCATATAATTTAGTAAAACTACCATCTGGTTGGATAATTGGTTTATTGGGGCCCCAATAATAACCTTCGTCATGTAATGTTCGAAAAAACTCTTCCCGTTTAACCATATCATTAATTCGATAAACAGCTGGATTTTGGAACACCTCAATTGATTCAACCCAATCGAAGTAGTTAGATTCATTTACACTAAGTGACTTTTCAATAATAATGTGATGGTCAAAAGCTAATTCAGTTTTTAGTGCTGTTTTTATTGGAACCCATTTAGCTTCCTGAGCGTCATCCATACCTTTTACCTCATTACCCATATCCTCAGGGATTTGTACTTTATAAACCGTACTCCTAGTCCATGAATCTTCTTTATCCCTTGGGTCTCTACCACCACCTTCAAATACACCAACCATTTCAAAATTAAGTCCACCAATTAAGTCCACATCCAACCCTGTTTCCTCTTTTACTTCACGTTTGGCAGCTTCTAACGAAGTTTCCTTATCATCTTTCCATTCTTCACCTTTCTTTGCCTTAGTATCATGAAAACCACCAGGTAAAGCCCATTTTCCAGCTTCAATATCTGAATCATCAGACCGTTTAATTAGTAACACCTCATCACCACGAGTGACAACCAAATCCACTGTGGGATTCACACCTTTAAAAAAAAAGTCTTCATTTAAATTTTTATTTAATTCGTTTATGTTTCCATCATATAATATATCACCTCTACTTATACCATTTTTAAATGCTTCAATACTCATACTATTTTCATAACCAGTTATACTATTCACCCAATGTACTTGGTAGTCAACCCCCACTAGTTCCATTTTACTATCCATATCGGAAGCTGACCATCTAAATACACTACCAACCACAATATCACCATCACCAACACCATCATCAACCCAATCAAACTCACTAGATTCAGTAATATCACCATCATAATCATCAACAAAACCATTATCAGTTAATTCGTCATTTATTTCAGTAAATTGGTGTTGTGTGATTTCATTTCCGTTAAAATCCTTAGGTGGAAAAATAAAAAACTCACCCATATCATCAATATCGATATCATAATTTAATAGGATAGATGCTAATTTTCTCGTCGATGCTGATTGAAACGATGATGGTCCATATACCAAATCATTAATGATGGTGGTTACTTTTTCCCATAATTCAAATTCAACCTCTCCGTGAATATCATCAATCCATTCAAAATCATTAGATTCGTTTATACCCAACTTTGTTAAATACTTCTCCATAGAACCATTAGTACAACCAACCATTTTGTTATTGATTTTTCTGTAAACACAATTTTTTCTTACTATATATGACATATTAATAAATATCTATTTGTTTGTTATAAATTAAATGTTTATATTTGTAAATATAATTTTATTCATTCATATTACAGTAGATGCAGTTGGAGGTAAGGAAACCACATAACCCTTTTTTAAACAAGGAAAATAGTAGTGTACGTATTATAAACATATGGGGTGACACATTTAATATTGATATATTAATAAGTGAGATAATAGATAACCATTCACACTTTAGACATGGGTCAATATTATGTGCCACAAGTGAATTATATCAGTCAACAATGGCTATTGGTGTTCACCGTTCAGGCCAATTAAAACTAATTAAAAATAGGTTAGGTTGGGTTTCCGATGTGGGTGAAATAGTGGTTCGACAAACTGTTTTTGATAACCTTCGTAGTTCTGGTTTTAATCTACGGGAAACCAACGAAATTTTAAGTGTGATTAACAAATGTATAACACAACTAATTCATGTACCGATAGTTTACTCAACAAGATACCCACATGGTGTAAGTTTTTTAAAATATCAAATGGATGGTTTATTAGTTAAAATTAATGATTTAAAAAAACATTCTTTTATATGAAGGTTAAAATAGTAAAATGTAGTGTTGTAACTTATTGGTACACCCAAAATGTTGGTGAGGTTTTTAATGTTAACCCTGAACCATATGAAATTAATTGGTATGTCGTTAATGATGATAATGGAAAACCATCAGATTTAGCCATTCAGATTGTTGATTGTCGTGTCATTGATTGTCGTGTTGTGTATTCTTGTATTAAACATCATTTCATCACCCACCGTAAACAAAATCAGAATCATTAACTGGGGTTAGTATATCACCATCTAAAGTTAATATATCATCCCCATCAACACAATATTCAACTTCAATATCACCCCCTTGGTAAACACCTCTATCAGTTAGGGTTAATATATCATCCCCAAAACTAACTTTTTTAGGTAGTTCGATACCCCAAACTTTTTTATCAATCTCTTCCTTTATTATTTTTTTAATGTTCATGTTTAAATTAATATTATATTTTTCTAGTCCAGTTATTCCGTATACCCCACCCAACAGATGGTTACCAGAAGACATTGGTAATGTATGGTATGAGTCCAGTTATTCCGTATACCTCATCCAGCCATGTGGTTATAACTTTCTGAATTTCCTTATAATTAAACCCAAAACGGGACCTCAAAACTGACCATATTTCATCATCACTAATATAACAATCCCCATTTTTTTCATCCTGATAATAATAAAAAATCGGTTTATTATTACCAACATAAAAGGTTTTATTACCATCAACAAATGGTGTTAAATCACCAAAATTATTGATTAACCACGATAGTGGGGTTTCAACTCCCGATTGGTTAATCCAATCAAAGTTATCAATTTCTTCTTTTATTATTTTTTTGATATTCATATCTATAAATAGTTTAATATAGTATCTTTATACCTTACCCAATTTTGGTTTGTTTGTATTGACGCCCGTTAATGGGTTTAAGTCCCGTTAATCCATAGACCTCATCCAACTTATAGAGATTTTAGAAGTCCCAAAGATTAGGTGTACGTCCTGTTAATCCGTATACCTCATCCAACCACATGGTTGTAACTTTCTGAATTTCACCATAATTAATACCAAAACGGGACGCCAAAACTGTCCATATTTCATCATATTTAACGTAACAATCCCCATTTTTTTTATCCTGATAATAAAAAAACAATTTTTCATCATTATTATCAACATAGAATGTTACATTACCCCTAACAACCGGTGTTAAATCACCAAAATTATAGATTAACCACGAAAGTGGTGTTTCCTCATTAACCCAATCAAAGTTATCAATCTCTTCCTTTATTATTTTTTTAATATTCATAATTATAAATAGTTTAATATAGTATCTTTATACCTTACCCAATTTTGGTTTGTTTGTATTGACGCCCGTTACTGGGTTTAAGTCCCGTTATTCCGTAGACCTTATCCAACCATGTGGTTAAAACTTCCGTAATTTCACCATAGTTAATCCCAAAACGGGACCTCAAAACAAACCATATTTCATCATTATTAACGTAACAAACCCCATCTTCTCCACCCTGATAATAAAAAAACAATATTTTATTATTACCATCGACATAAAATGTTTTATTACCATCAACAACCGGTGTCAAATCACCAAAATTATCAATTAACCATGATAATGGTGTTTGACCCTCACCAACCCAATCAAAGTTATCAATCTCTTCCTTTATTATTTTTTTAATATTCATAATTATAAATAGTTTAATATAGTATCTTTATACCTCATCCAACTAGAAAACAATGTAGACTAAAATGCTTGAGGTATGAGTCCAGTTATTCCGTATACCTCATCCAGCTACCAAATGCTTTGTATTCATTTGCCTTACAGGTATGAGTCCAGTTATTCCGTATACCTCATCCAGCCATGTGGTTATAACTTTCTGAAATTTCTTATAGTTAAACTCAAAACGGGACGCCAAAACTGACCATATTTTACCATCACTAATGTAACAATACTCATTTTCTTCACCCCAATAATAATAAAAAAAACCATTATTATTACCATCAACATAAAATATTTTATTATCCCTATTAACCGGGGTCAAATCACTAAAATTATCTATTAACCACGAAAGTGGGGTTTCCATTTCATTGACCCAATCAAAGTTATCAATCTCTTCTTTTATTATTTTTTTAATGTTCATGTTTATATTAATATTATATTATCCTTATCTAGTTTATCACAAAGAAAGTGCCACGTTGGCATTAAACCACCACCTAATTTTACATCTACGAATTTAATTACATAAATCCCGTGTTCCACAAGTGTGATAACCCCATCTAACCCATTAAGTTTATTAACTTTATCAACATTATCAATAACCCTAACCTTAGCCCCAATCGAAAGTTCCGAACAGTCTGTAACACGAGATGGGGCGTCATCCAACCAATCAAAATTTTCTTTAATAAATTTTGGGTCATGATATACTTCAATACCACCATTGTTTAATAGTTCTTGTATGTTTTTAAGACTTCTAGTGATAGATATACCACTTTCTATATGTTCCATAGTAACTTGGTTATTTACGTCTATCACACGATATTCATCATCTTCCATTTTTACCTCCATACCAATGGATAATTGTGGTTCAAATTCCCCAACCCATTCGAATTCGTTGGATTCGGTCATCGAATTATTTGTATTACGGTAATTCACAAACAACTCTTGTAAGTATAACAAAACATCGTAATGTTTATAACTACTAGAGACATGTTTAATCCGATAATTTATGTTCCTAACCCAATCATTAACACCACCACGAACGTTAATTGCATGTACGTGTTCACCCATAAAAGTAATTTCGGAATGTTCCGAGTGGTGTCCATTATATTTGTCAGATAAATGGTTTAATTGAAATTTTGGTTCCACACGTAATATATATCGTAATTTGTCAGAATTATTTGGTTCAATGTCGGCAACCCAGTCGAAGTCGTTCACTTCTTTTAAGATAATTTTTTTAAGGTTCATAATTATAAATATGCACCTATAATTATAAGCATAGAAAAAACCTATGTAGTAAAACAATATGGTATGATGTATTTTTTTGGTGAAATAATGTTGTAACGATATAACACCTCATTTTCATAATTCAATTTAAAATTACTCCATGATATTTCACCGTCATTAACAAACATTTGTTCAGTGAAGTTGTTTAAGTACATTATAGTAAATTCTCCATCCCCTTCACAAGTCCACACTTGACCGACATCAACATATGTACCATCATCTAAAATAAAATTAGTCATAATCAAAAACATAATAAGTTATAATAATAAAAACAAGTGTTGTATATGAAAAAAGTTATTAGTATATTTGTGTATATGGAAGAAAGAGAATATATACATTGTCATACGACCGGTCATTTTAGAAATAATTCAGAAGTGTTCGCCTTGGCTGGTAAAAATTATTTAATCACTAGTTATAGTGAATTCAATAATAGAATCACGATATTAAATGAGATTGGAAATGATAACCATATGTGGTATTTAGGTGATGAATTATTTGATAAGTATTTCACCAAAGACATGGTAAGAAAAAATATTAAAAAATTAAAATTTATTTAAAATGAAGGTTGGGGATTACGTACATTGTTATAAAACCGGTTACATGAACGATGGTCAAATATTCGCTATTGCTGGTAAAGATTATTTAGTCACCGACGTACTTGCTAATGCTATTCAGATTACTTCGGAACTTGGTCTTAACCACAGATGGGAATTAAATGAACTATTCGATGAATACTTTCGTTACATTGAACCCAAAAAAGGTTATCAAAAATGGGCTGATTCTAAAATTGTGTTTAAATTTGTATAATATCATTTGAATACACAACCTCAACATACTCATCCATATTAATAGGGAGGTAATTATCATAACGATGTTGGTCTGTGTATGTGAATAGTTTATTTATCTAGTCCCGTTAATCCGTATACCTCATCCAACCCTCAGCTGTTTTTACTTTGTATTTATCGTGGTCTGAATCCTGTTAATCCATATACCTCACCCAACCATATGGTTATAACTTTCCGAATTTCATTATAATTAATCCCAAAACGGGACTCCAAAACTAACCATATTTTACCATCACTAATGTAACAATGTTTATTTTTATTATTCCCATAATAATAAAAAATTGGGTTTTCATTACCATCGACATAAAATGTTTTATCATCCTTAACAACCGGTGTCAAACCCCCAAAATTATCGATTAACCACGAAAGTGGGGTTTCCATATCATTAACCCAATCGAAGTTATCGATTTCTTCCTTTATTATTTTTTTGATGTTCATAATTATAAATATACTTAACCCATATAAAAGAATAATATGGAATGCGTAGGTTATTCAGTTTATTTTTATTATATTTGGTTCATGGATGATAATAGTTTTGAATGGTTAGAAGAAATACAAGCTGGTTTTACATTGGAACCAAACACCATGTATTATTTCCCGGACGGGGGTGGGTCACCTGAGGAATTACTAGAAAAAATAAACCCGACACATGATTATCTACATAATTTTTTTGAAAGAATCTTAGAAAGAAAATTACTTTTTAAATACTTTGTAACAGATGAGAATTTATGTATCTATGGTTGGTGTAGTGAGACAAATTGGAGGGAAGGTTATTACCCAAAAACAAAAAAAATAAACATAAGAAAAATTTTTGATAATGAGTAATGACTTTGAATGGTTAGAAGAAATACAAGCTAGTTTTACATTGGAACCAAACACCATGTATTATTTCCCGGATAGGGATGGGACATTTTGTGAATTAACGGAAATAATAAACCCAGCACATGATAAGGTACATAAGTTTTTAAAAGAAACAAAACATCCCGGCAGATTTATTAGTTACTTTGTAACGGATGAAGATTTAGATATTAGAGGTTGGTGTAATTTGACAAAATGGTGGTCGGATGGTTACCCACCAAACATAAAAAAAATAAACATAAGAAAAATTTTGGATGGTGTATAACGACTTCGAATGGACAAAAGAAATACAAGCGGGATTGGTATTAAAAAGGAATACCATGTATTATTTCCCTGATGGGGATGGCACATTTTGTGAATTAACGGAAATAATAAACCCAGTACATGGTAACATAATTAAATGGTTTTCTGAGATGTCGGTGGAACGACCAGGTCGCAAACTCAATTTTTTTGTAACCGATAAACATTTAGAAATCTGTGGCTGGTGTGACGAGTATAAACCAAATATGTCAATATATAGACATAATAGTAATTTAGTAGACATAAGAAAACTTTTAAAAGGGGGGTCGGGGGGATAATCAACGGACTTCCGGATTTTTTTTATTATCCACACACTAGGTGGTATTTATAACCGTGGGCATCAAATCCATGGTTAAAACCAGTTATCAATAAATTAATCAACCATAATTAAATCAAAATCATACGGACCAATCCTATAACTATTAGCATTAATATTTTCGAATTTAACAACGACCCAATTATTAGAACCATCATTAGAATCACTAAATTTAACAACAACACCAATCTCATCAGGTTCCGTCTGATGAAAAAAGATAGAGTCCGGTGATAACCGAACACACATATTAATTCGAGCATTATCATACGTAACCTTAGTAACTGGTTCAATATCCATTAACCATTCAAAACTATTATCTTCCATAATGTTAAATTATTGTTACTAAATCAAACACATCAGGCCCAACCCGATAATAATTTATGTTTCCATTCTCCCATTTAACAACAACCCAATGGTCACCTATACGTAAATCAGTAATTTTACCAAACACGTTTGGTGCTTGATAATAAAATTCTGATTGTTGTGATAACTTAACCCATAAACCAATACACACATTGCCTAAGGTCACCTTAGTAGTAACAGGTATATCTATAACCCAATCGAAATTATTCTCTTCCATAATTGTAAAACTCACTTAATAAATCAAAATTTTCAGGACCAATTCGGTAATCCCATGTCTCTTCATCCGACCATTTAACATAAACCCATTTGTTAATATCAACCGCGGAACTCAGACTAGTTATGGTACCATATTCCCCCTTTGCTTGATTATAGAACTCCGATTCGGGTGATAACTTAACGGTCATACCTACTAAGACATTGTCTAATGACACCTTGTCAATAAATGGTACATCATTAACCCAGTCAAAATTATTCTCTTCCATGGGTTAAATATACAACAATTAATTGGTTGAGACAAATTTTGTGGGATTTTTTTTGCCACATTTTTTTTAGGGGGGGGTCTTTAATGGGGGTTAGTAATTGGGGTGAGGAAATGGGGGTTGGTAACTAAGTTATTTTGGGTAATCCCTTTGGGTAAGTTGTAACTAAGATGGGCTCTGAGAAAGATGTAACTAAGATGGGCTCTGAGAAAGATGCTTTCAATTGGAGGTCTTTTTTTAGGTAAAATTTTTTCTCAGAATTTTTTTTGGAAATATCATTTTTTTT